TTCAGGATGAAACTCCTGCTGTTCACTTTGTTGAGGTGTTAGTACCTTCTGAAGAACATCTATATAGTTTTCTTCATTGATACCTTCCGGGATCTCCCACTCAGGATTAGCCTCTTTGAGTTGCTCAAATGGTTTCATCCAGTAGTGATCTTGTACATCGGATTGAGTTGATGTATTATCAACTGTTTGATCTTGACTGTTGTTTTGATCTAATTCTTGATTCTGATTTGAAAGTTCTTCATCTAAGTTTGGAAGATTTTCAGGAATACCATCATCACCTGGAGGATTCTCCGAGTCTCCAGAATTGTCAGCTGGAAACAATACCGGATCATAATTTCCTTCAGGTGCAGATAATGCATCCAAGTTTACTTCTAAACCTTCTGAATTATTTTCAGTATTTTGATTATTGTCTGTCATAGCATTATTTTTATTTCTGTGATCTTTTTTCTCTTTCTCTAGCAAATATAAGAAATTCAACTTTTAATTAAGTGTCCTTTACTTTCTCTTTCTTTTGTCCAGCTTTAACTAACTGATCTTGTGTAGCTTCAGCACCCTGTATAGCAAGGTCTGCTTTAGCCATCATAAAGTCCATATTTGTTGCACGTTTCTGCTCATCAAGATAAGCCATCTCAACATCTCTTTCAGTATCGATTTGCTTATTGTCAGTCGTGTTTTCAATATTAAGCTTTTGTTGTTCAAATTGTTGTTGCATTCCAAACTTCTGCATTTCCCAATTAAGTTTGGCTTGCTCAATTTGAGCCATCATATTTTTAGCATCATCAGCTTGTTTATCAAGAGCCATTTTTAATTCAGCATCCATCTGCTTCATTTGCGTTTCATGATCTCTTGTGGCTTGATTGTTCTGCTCTACTCTCTGCATTGCAAGTTCTTCATACTGCTCTACTTTTGCTTCTAACTCTCTCAAGTTATCTACGTTGTAAAGCTTGACAAGGTTTCCAAAAGTTAGCATTCCTTCTTGATGTTTTGCAAAAGCCATCTGCTTTATATCTTGAAGTGCTCTTTCTTCCTTTCCACTATCAGTAGTAAAGATCATGTAGTCTGCTCTATCTAAAGTGTCTTGCGGAACATCCAATAACTCTTGTGCAAAATCGCCTAAAATGTAGGATCCCTTTTTACCTTTTTTCCACGCCTTTTTACACAAGTTGATTACCCTATTAAGAACTTTTCTTTTTACTTGCTCGTGATCATAGAATATGATTTCAGTAACAAGTGCTGAGTTTTTGATTGATTGTTCTGTTGTTCCTACTTGATCTGTTGGTGCAATATCTCCCATACGCTGAGGTGATACACCAGTAATACTTGAAGCTAATTGCTCAAGATGTTGAAGCATTTGAAGCAAGTACTGGATACCTGGCCCCATTGAGTCATCAAAGTTTTGGAATTGGTTGAAAGACGGCTGACGATTCATTCCTGACCTCACCGACTGAATCCAACCAACTCCCATCTTGCGTTGATACATCCACTCTTTCAAAGACATTCCTTCCGGAACTTGAGACTTATCCATGATAAATCCTTTTACTCCTGATAAAGCAAGCCATAATTCTTTATGATAGTGGATAAGATTATATAAAATCTGAACATCCTTTGCTGCCCAAACAAGTGAGTATGGTTTTCTTGTGTACATGTTATGTGCACGTCCAACATATGGAAGTTCAACTCTTCCGTAGTTGTCTTGAGATCTTACAACACTTTTCTTTCTGCAATCTACATAAATATCTTGATCGATAAGAACACCTTGATATACGTCATTCTTATATCCGACAACTTCTTTTTCTCCTTTATCTGTTCTTGCAGATTCAGATTCAGACATCATATGAGTAAAGTAACTTCCTTCCCTATGTGGGTTTGGAGATTTTTTAGCTCTCAGTTTTGTAGGTGATTGCCAATAGCAGCGAGCAACACGGATAACATTAGCGTAGTCTTCAGAACCAGCATAAAGAGTATCGGGTCCGCAACCATCAACATTATTATTTCCATACTCACCTCCGTTAACTGAATAGTTGTATCCATAATATCCATAGCCATACCCAGTTTGAGTGTTTATATAAGAAGACCTACTTTTTAGCTTTTCGATATCCTGAAAGCTCATTTTATCACCAAACTCATCGATGATTTGATTTATACTCATAAATCTTTCTTCCATACACCACTCAGAATCACCAACCCAATCAACTTGGCTATCACCAGCATAATAGAAACCCATTGGATTTACTTTTCTGATAACAGGATCTTCTGACTGATCACTCTCTTCCCAATCAGCAAAATAGTATTCTTTATCAACTATGAGTTTATCTTCAAATCCAAGATTAAATAGATCTCTTAGATTTTGAGTAGCTATTAGATATTTCAATCCTTTTTCAGCCATAATCTCTAAGAAGTCCTTAAACTTATATTTGAAGTAAAGTTCAATATCTTTTAGTTCGTCTTCATTAATCAAATTCTCATGGGATATAACATATTTACCCATTGTTAATTGATTCTCAGCAGCTTTTAATTGCATCTCTAACTCTGGTGGAACTTGTCCCCCTTCTTCTGCGGCCTGCTGTCTTGCTTGATTTATTTGCTGTTGAATCATATCCAAGTTTTCTAAAGCTTGCTTATAGGCTAAAGAAACTTGCATTTTCTTTTGAGACATTACTGATACAATTTTCTCAAACTTCTTTTGATTCTTATCATTAACAGAATTGCTATCGATACTAAAGACTCTCCAATTAAAAGGTCTTTTAGTTTCTTCTGCTCTTAACCTGTCAAATTTTGGACGAAGCAATGGGACAAATCTAATCTTTGCAGGGTATTCATAATCACCAACTTTTCTTAAATAATCAAAGTCTTGGTCATTTTGGATACCATTATACATGTCATAGCAGAATTTATCTTTTGCCTTACTGATCTTGCTGGTAAACGACATTTTTACAATTGCACTTACGCATCGCTTCATCCATTCTTTGTTCTTGGAACTTTCAGGTATATTTTGATTCGGTAACGGCATTTCTTAAAAATTTTGCATTAGTTTTCCTCCACTACTTTTAAAATGAAAAAACTCTTCTTTTTGTGTTTTGTATTGATCTTTGTTGATTTTAATATTGACGTTATCTTTTGCATGACAAATAGCTAAAGAAGAAGATATTGTAATATCACAGTTGTATCCTTTTTCATTTCTAAATTTAATTGCTCTTTCAACCTGATATGAATCATACATAACTTCAGAATAATCTTCAATGTAATCTCTATACATTACAAGCCACTCATTTTTTGTTCCTGGATCCACACCATACTTGTTGTTTACTTTACTATCTTTTACGTTTGCATAAGCAATGGCCGGTCTTAATTTTAAGTATCCTTCAAATCCATTGTTCTTATACCAGTTAAAGATAGCGATATTTGACCACTCAATTAGATTTGGTGCTCGATAGTACATACATAGCTTTGCAGTTTCTTCGTAAAACTTTTCAGCTGTAGCTGGTCTATCTGTGTATCTAGCAACAAACATATTTGAAGTTGAATCTACATCTTTAAACATCTTATACATAGAACAAGATCCTTTTGAATCTGAGGTCTGTGCTTCATCTTTGTCGTAAGAATCTGTTCCTGCGACATATAAGTTTAAGAACACTTCATCGTTCTGATCTTTTTCTGGATGCTCCATTATTAGCAAGCTTCCATTTTCATCATGAACAAATCTGACATCAATGATTTTACCAAGTTCATTTTTAATCCATTCAAGTCTTCCTCTGTCTGGTAAATTTAAAAGTGCTTTGTTGTTCCTTAGCCTAGCAAATTGCTGATTAAGTAAAGCTTGATTAAACATATTACCACCAGTTCTCATGAACGCTTCACTCGGAACAATTGGATCCTGTGTAATTGTGTTTACAAAATCATCTACCTTTTTAGATTTTCTTGCTGCTTCTCTTTTTTCATTGATAAAATCAAGACTCTCTTGTTTTAATGAGTTTCCTTCCTTGTCAACCATCTTGAACTTCCAAGCAGGACAGAAGTATCCAACCTTATCTTCTCCTCCATCCTCTTCGTATTCATTCTCAAAGGCCATCATATCATACGCCTCTGGAAAATAGAACATTTGCTCAAGCTCGGCAGCACCCTTTTCCATGTCTCCACCAGTACCAACAATAATTGCAAATCCTGTTTTTTCACCGCCCTCTGCTTCGAGTGCTGGTTGAATATACTTGAATGAATCAATTAGTCCTGGAAACTTACCGGCCTCTTCAAAGATTATCAATGAAGGAGATTTACCGATGGTTGCTTGTGGATTGTTTTTAGATGTGATGTTATAGATTTCACTATGTATCCCTTTCCAATATGGGACACCTCCTTCAATAACTTTATATCTAGCTTGGATATACTCAAGAGTGTCTGGCTGTCTTCTTTTGTAAAACTCAGTTTCTTTTAAAGAGTTTAGACCACGGACACACATCCTCATAGTTGCA